TTAAGCTGTACGGTTAACCAGCGACCGAGCCTTTTCTCTACCATTCCATCAAACCAAAGAAATTATGAGGAGGTTTCAAAATGAAAGAATTCTGGAATGCGATCCAACTTGTGTTCGCGGCCATCGGCGGCTGGCTGGGGTACTTCCTGGGCGGCTGCGATGGCCTGTTGTATGCGCTCATCCTGTTTGTGGTCGCTGACTACATCACCGGGGTCATGTGCGCAATCAACGACAAGGCCCTATCCAGCGAGGTCGGCTTCCGAGGCATCTGCCGCAAGGTGCTGATTTTCCTACTGGTAGGTATCGCCAATGTGCTGGACATGAACATCATCGGCAGCGGCTCCGTTCTGCGGACTGCGGTGATCTTCTTTTATCTGTCCAACGAGGGTGTGTCCCTGCTGGAGAATGCCGCCCACCTAGGCTTGCCCGTTCCTGAGAAGCTGAAAGCGGTTCTGGAGCAGCTCCACGACCGCGCCGACAACGATGAGGAGGAAGGTTAAATGGCTATCAACATCACGCAAAAGACATCCACCACCCACACCACTGCCTCGAAGGGCAGAAGCATCAAGTATATCGTCATCCACTACACAGCCGGGGTGACCTCCAAGGCTGGCTCTGCAGCAAGCACCGCCGCCTACTTCGCTTCGACCACCAACGAGGCATCCGCAGATTTCATCGTGGACGATTCCACTATCGTCCAGTATAACCCCGACATTGCCAATCGCTACTGCTGGCACTGTGGGGGTAGCAAGTACAGCACCAAGGGTGGCTCTCTGTATGGGGTGGCGAAGAATGTGAACTCCATCGGCATTGAAGTCTGCTCCACCAACAGCACCAAGAAGGTGACCACCGCCAACGACAAGTATTGGAGTTACACCGATGCTGTGATTGCCAAGGCGGTGGAACTGGTAAAGTACCTGATGGAGAAGTATTCCATCGACGCTGACCATGTCATTCGCCACTACGATGTGACTGGTAAGCTGTGTCCTGGCATCATTGGCTGGAATGCGGATAGCGGCGATGAGAGCAAGTGGAAGGCGTTCAAGGCCAAGCTGACCACCACGGTCACGACCACCAGCACCTCGGCATCTGGTACGCAGGCTACGGTTCTTTCCGGGCTGACCGATGCCAAGGCCATCGCAAAGGTCGGTGCGCTGTTCACCGCCAATCAGAAGTCCTCCGGGGTGCTGGCTTCTGTATCTCTGGCACAATTCATTCTGGAGTCTGGTTACGGGAAATCCGAGTTGGCCCAGAAAGCAAACAATCTGTTCGGCATGAAGAAGTCTCTGTCCGGGAACACCTGGTCTGGCTCTACCTGGGATGGTACATCCGTCTACAGCAAGGAAACCGAGGAGCAGAAGGACGATGGCACGACCTACACGGTGACCGCCGAGTTCAGAAAGTATGCCAGCATTGAGGACTCCATCGCCGACCACTCTGCCTATCTGATTGGGGCAAAGAACGGCACCGCCCTCCGCTATAAAGGTCTGAAAGGCTGCACGGACTACAAGCAGGCGGCTCAGATTATCAAAGATGGCGGCTATGCCACTTCCACGACCTATGTGGACAACCTGTGTAGCATCATTGAAAAGTGGTCGCTGACCAAGTACGATGTTGTGGCTTCGACCACGACAGCCACCGCCTCCACCAGCAAGACCATGACCAATGCGGACTGCCCCTTCTCGGTGCAGGTGAGCATCTCCACCCTGAACATCCGTAAAGGCCCCGGTACGAACTACAATAAGACCGGGACTTTCACCGGGAAGGGTGTGTTCACCATTACCGCCGTGCAGTCCGGGGCTGGCTCCAAGAAGGGATGGGGCAAGCTGAAGTCTGGCGCTGGCTGGATTTCTCTCGACTACTGCACTCGAACCTAAAAATGCACTGCCCAGCGGTTTTGCGACTGCTGGGCATCATTTTTCACCGTGAAAAATTCACAGAAAAATAGCGTTTATATCGCTTGACTAATCGCCACATCTACGGGAATATAGCACTACCCCAGAGGGAGGAGGAAACCTTATGCAAATCCAAGTCATCAAGCGAACAGCCGCGCCGCAGCATCAGAAAGTGCGGGTATGCGCTTATGCGAGAGTCTCCACAGACTCCTCCGAGCAGGAAGACTCTCTCGAAAACCAAATCACCTACTACGCCGACTACATCCAAGCCAACCCAGGCTGGGAGTTGGCGGGTATCTACGCCGACCAGGGCATTTCGGGGTTCTACGAAAAAAGGCCCCAGTTCCAGCGCATGATAGCAGATGCCAGAGCCGGGAAGATTGATCTCATCGTTGTAAAAAGTGTATCGAGATTCGCAAGAAATACCGAGACCGTGCTGAAGTTCTCAAGGGAACTGAAAAGCATTGGTGTCGGTATTTTCTTTCAGCTTCAAAATATCAACACCCTTTCGGGTACAGGTGAGTTGATGCTGGCTATTCTGGCTGCCTTTGCCCAGGCCGAGAGTGAGGGAGCGGCGGCAAACGCAAAACTTACCTATAGGAGAAAGTTCGACGCTGGCAAGCGCGTGAGTGGGCTGGAGCGCACCTTGGGCTATCGGGAAGACGAGAACGGCAACATCGTCATCGTTGAGGAGGAAGCCCAGACGGTGCGCTTAATTTTTGACCTTGCCCAGAACGGTGTGTGGCCGAGCAAGATCAAGAGCTACCTGAAAAAGCAGGGCATCAAGAATCCCACGGGTGCTGAGTGGAGCGACAGCAGAATCTTTCGGATTCTGGACAACGCCGCCTACAAAGGTGACCTCATGATGCAGAAGACCTACCAGGATGAGCGGAGACGCCGCCACAAAAACCGTGGTCAACATGAATACTGGTATCTGCCAGATAATCACCCCGCTATCGTTTCGGAAGAACAGTGGGATGCGGTTCAGAATGTTTTGCAACAGCGAAGCAATGCCCTCCAGTCCTACCAGAGCGCACATCCAGAAGGGCGCGTCTCCAGTAGAACGACCTACCCCTTGTCGGGGAAACTGTTCTGCCCCTACTGCGGCAAGGTTCTGATTCACAAATGGTGTACCAGCCCCAAGAATGGACCCCGTGAGTATTGGGGGTGCAGAACCAAGCTGAAAGAGGGCGCAAAATACTGCAAAGGCATCTATCTCCCAGCCCAGGTTGCCAACGAGTGGGGGGACATCACAGAACCAGTCACAGCGTTCTTTTACGAGGATGAGTATGGGATGCCCCACTACACCGCTTACCCCAAAGATGAATACGAACAGTCCACCGAATGCCCCTACACAAGAAAGGAAGATTGACCCATGCCAAGAGAAGTCGTTCATATCCCCGCACAACGGGGTTTGCACAGCCGCACAACGGTACAGCAGCACAAAATCCGAGTTGCCGCCTACTGCCGCGTTTCGACCGAGCAGGACGAGCAGCTCAACAGCTTTGAAAACCAGGTGACCTATTACACCGAATACATCAACAACACGCCAGAGTACGAACTGGCTGGCATCTATGCCGATGAAGGTATTTCAGGCACCAGCACCAAGCGCAGAGAGCAGTTCAACCGCATGATTGCGGATTGCGAAGCCGGGAAAATCGATATGGTCATCACCAAGTCCATCAGCCGCTTTGCCCGCAACACGCAGGACTGCCTCAAATACTCCAGACAACTGAAAGACTTGGGGATTGGCATTCGGTTTGAGAAGGAGGGCATCTATACGATGGACGGCACAGGAGAGCTGCTATTCACCATTTTGTCCTCCCTTGCCCAAGACGAGAGCCGCTCCATTTCGGAGAACACCACCTGGGGCATCCGCTCCCTTTATAAGCAGGGGGTTTTGCATCTGAACACCAACCGCTTCTATGGCTACGACAAGGATGAAAGCGGACGGCTTGTCATCAATCCAGAGCAAGCCGAGGTCGTGCGGTGGGTTTTTGAATCCTATATGGATGGGGTCAACCCCGATGTGATGGCCCGGAAGCTGAATGAGAACCGGGTCCCCGGTTGCATGGGCGAACCGAAGTGGACGGTGGACACCATTGCTGGCATCCTACAAAATGAAAAGCACATGGGCGATGCTATCCTACAAAAGACCTATACCCTGGACTTCATGACCAAGAAGCAAGTTAAGAATACCGGTCAGGTGGAGCAATACTATGTGAAGGATGACCACGAGGCCATCGTCAGCAAGGAACTCTGGAACGCCGTGCAACAGGAGATCATTCGCCGCAAGCAGTTTATGAAGCAACACGGACTGCGGACGATGGGACGCTACACCGACCTCCAGCCCTTTACGAACCGGGTTTTCTGCGGGGTCTGCGGTGATGGATACTGGCGCCGCCGCCAAGCCAGACTGGACGGGGTAAAGTATCAATGGAAATGCAGAAACAAGTGCATGGGCAAGGAGGGACCGGGGTGTAGCAACGATTCCCTTTGGGAGACCGACCTCCACCGAGCCTTTGTGACCGCTTGGAACGCCGTGCTGGAGCAGAGAGGGGAGTTTCTGCCCAATTGGGAAAGCCAAGCGCAGAGCGATGACCCACTTGCGGCTTTCCGAGCCAAACAGTTCATGCGCCTGACCGCAAAGGCCACTCCGCTTAAGGAAATCGACATGGCTCTTGTGGGAAAGGTTCTGGAGCATTGCGAAGTACACCCCTTGGGCATTGTGAACTTCTATTTCCTGGACGGCTCTCAGATCGGCATTTGCGTCAACGAATAAGACCAAACGAAAGAAGGCGGTCTCCTTCAAACAATAGGAGCCGCCTTTACTACATATACATCCCCATATCAAGGGGGGCTTTTTTTACAGTTCTTCAATCAGCGTACCGAGGATTTTCAACAATTTCTGTTGCTTTTCCTTTGGAAGCTGGCCTATGCGGTACGCTATCGCGCTTTGGCAATCCGTATCATCAGTTTCACTGAGAAGTTCGTTTGGGGTCACGCCGAGGGCCTCTGCAATATTGAGAAAGGTCGCAAGCCTTGGTTCCTTCAAACCCCTTTCCAAAACACTGATGTGTTTTAGGCTGATACCTGTCTGAGTAGCCAGTTCTTCTTGGGTCAGGCCACGCTGTTCCCGAAAGTGCTGTATTCGATTTCCTAGAGATACCGTGTCCAAGCGAAGCCCCTCCTTTAGAACGACCAAAATCATTCTTTCTAAAATTATAGGGGCATTTACCGCTCTGATACACATTCCTTAGAACTATTTTAGTCATTCTAAAGAACGACCCATTTACTTAGGAAATACAGGTGGGGTGTTATTCCCCCACATCGTCGAATATGACCTTTAAGTCTTTGGGGACCTCTCGGTGGACATCCCAGTTTTCCTGATACCATGCCAGCTTCTCGTTGATTTGCCGCTTGATTGGGGTCGTATCGATATCTGAGTATTGGTCGACCGCCTTTATGAAATGGACAATCAGCCAGCCACGCAGCACCTCGTTGTAGTTGTAGGCATCCACCATGCGACCGTCCTTCACAGTAGATATCGGCTTGTCATAGGAGACAAAGAGACAATCATCCTTGAAGATGTGATTTGTAAAATGGCTCGGACGGTAAAATAGGTCTTTCACTCCCTTGGCAGAGAAATATCCGTGTTGGTGATAGCAGTATCCCTTGACATACCAAGGCGGCAAGTCCTCTGGCTTTATTTTTGTGCGGAATTTTCCCTCTGAAAAGAGGGTATCATCCTCGCTTGGCTCATAAGTCCAGTTGCCGCCTTTCATCAAGAACCGTCCGACAGAATAGTAATTTCTGAATTTTCTATTCGCCACGCTGACTCCCTTCCTCTTTGGCATCAGCTTCTATCCATTGCTTTATCGTAGGGATAGCATCTTCTGGGCGATATGCACACCACTGCAAGAACAGAACCAGGGCATCTTCAACCGTTAGCCCCTGCGCTGCCAGTACCTTTTCCGCTTCCTCCAACAGCTGTGAGTCCACCTGAAATTCAATCGTAACAAGATTATCCTGCCCCATTTCTACGCCTCCGTTACTCTGATTTCTTGTCATCCTCTCGCGCCCAGAGCCAAGTTATCCATGAGTATCTGATTGGGCAGAGCATCTTCCTCATCGGGAATCTCATCCTCATCGTCTTCATCGTCCTCGATTTCGTACTCAGGCCCGGAGAGGACTTCGCCTGTCTCCTGATCTACCGTGAACCCCTGTTCAATCGACAGTTGGCTATCCTGGGGTGCGGCTTCCTCCAGTGCTGCGTCAGGAGAATTTCCTTTCCCGGATTGGAGCGCATTCCAGCGTAGAGGATATTTCAGCCGCTTGTTGTATTGGAGCAACATAGCTTCGGCATACCCCTGCGTTCCCGCATGACGGTCCTTTGCAGTGCGGATGATCTCTCTGACAGACACTTTGCTGAGTCGGGCTACAAATTCTTCATCATCCAGCTTCTCGCCGTATGCGACCACCAGTTTTGCGACCCCTTTGAGAATATTGCTACTCAAAGAATCGACCTCTCCCTCCCAGGTGGATACCACAAGGAACAAAGTGCGGTCAAGCACCTTATACCCGTACTTATCGAAAATGTACTCCAGAGCGTTTACTGCGCCAATATTCCCTGGCACCCGTCTTTGAGAGATCACCAGGTTATAGCCCTCCACCAGCTTCTTGATGGTCATCTGTACATCGTTCTCTGCCTCGATGTTCGCATTGAAAATCTCAATAGACTTCAGCGGTCGTGTGAACTTTTTCTGGTTTGCAAAGATGTCGGCTTCCTTTTCGTAGTTCAGATCATCGTAGATCATGCACCACACCGGGGTGTCACGAGAGCCAGATGCGGCGGCAACGGTCTCAACGGTGTGCTGACCGTCAAACACGAAATTGGTGCCGTCGCGCCGACTCACCTTCACGGGGTTGATTTGGTAGACATTGAAGTTTGATGCCGTGCGCCCAACATGGGCGTTGGAGATTGGACGCTGGTATGTCTGATTTGAAACCAGGTGTTTGATAGGGATGAGTTCAAAGTGAACATTCGGCACAAAGGGATTTTCTGTAGTTGCATCAGCCATTGTTCGAAACCTCCTCAATCGCTAGTAGCACAAGGTCTACACTATCCCGCAAGGCCAGCAATTCTGCCTTCAGCTGTGTCTTCGCCTTACTGGACACCTCATGCATATTTGTTTTCGTGAAAACTCGGTCTATAGACGAGTTCCAAGAGGGAATAGTGAGAGATAGGCTGGCTACTTCCACATCTGGGTCGTAGCTTGGCATATCTTTGACAGATGGTTGCCCAGCCATAGCCGCAGCCTTTCTACGCTCTCGTTCTCTTGTTCGTCTCAGTTCCACATCCGCCTGCGAAAGCGAATCCAGCACATCTTGGGTCTTGCAGATGTGCTTTTTTTCACGGATAAGTGCATTGGTCAGGGTACACACCTGTGACTTCGACATCACAGAAATCGCCGCCAGGTCATCCTTCTTGATGCGCATCTCACCAGACAAGTACATCTGCGAGAGTCGCTCGTCCTTGTCGGCGATTGCGTCTATGGCAGTAGCTATTTTACGATAGTTATGGACGGCATAGGTGGAGAGGTTGTACTCCTTGCCAATTGTCGCTGCCGTACCCATTCTGCGGTCTTCTGGAGGTTGCATAATCTTTGATGATGCATCCTCGGAATACTGGTTTCTGCCCTGGGGGTTGTGGACAGAGGAAAGTATCTTTTCCACATTATACCGTTTCCCAATCTGATACTTTAGCAGTTCGGTCGTAATGTTGCGCCGCCCCATCTGGTTCAAACATATCCACCTCATGGCTTCCTCGCGGCTTTGGAACTGCATTTCTTTCGTCTGAAAAGGTATCCCGCGTTTCTCGCAAATTTCATACCGATGGTGACCGTCTATGATGATGTTGCCCCATACCACAATGGGGTCTCGGCAACCGTCCCGCACGATGTTTTCCTCCAACTGCCGATATTCCTCTGGCTGCATTTCGGGGAGCAATCGCCTAAACTCGGAGTCATATATCAAATAAGTTTCACTCATTGTACTGTCCTTACCTGCACCATCAATGGGGTGACAAATCCGTGAGGGTTGGTTCCATGCGAAAAAACACGGCGTTCTGCCCTCGAATCTGACGGCCCCAAAGACGGACGCTCCTATACCCCTCAAAACCCGCACAAGCTGCAATTTCACGAATCAGATTGTGGCTATACAGTTCCAAGGAACCATTATGCTTGGGCATATTCCCAACATGGTATGCCCCTTCGCTTTTTTCCCCACAGGTCTCAACAATGATGCACTTGGTGGTTGGGTTGACCAGCAGTCTTAAATACAACGGAAAATCCATCACGCGCATCGTATTCTGGTGAATCCGAATACGCTCTTTCTTCAAATCAAGGGTTATCCCTGGGGGGTTGGCTGTTTTCGATAACTCCATCGTTGTTCTCCTCTCTCTCAAGCTGGGGGCGGCTTTGCGTCTGTGGCGGTTTGGTCTGGACGCTGATAACGACATAATCATCAAAGCGGTTGATGGCATAGGTACGCTCGTGTTCTTCCACAGGAAGTCCAAACTGGTGCCGCCACGACTCCATATACACAGGCTCTCGGTTGATGCGGCTGCTTACCACATTCCCGGATTCGTCCAATGTGGCTTTCCGGGGATATATGAGCGCGGCGTTTAAGTCAAAGATGAAAAGCCGCTCTCCCTTATTGCGGACAAGTTTTCCAATCATCTTGTAGCGGTTATTCAAGTCCCACCCGGTCAGTGCAGAGATAAGCGCACAGAATGCGGGTTTGCAGAGGATATGCCGCATATTGCCTTTGGCGGTTGTCCACGGCACCGAATCCTTGATCTCCTCGGAGCAGGGCTTTAGAATGATCTTCTTCTGCTGGGAATTAACCATAATCAGGACTCTGCTGGTATCCGGGGCCTTGCGCTGACAGACCTTGTTGACATAGAGCCGGTTGCCACAAATGCACAGAGCCGGTTCCCTCGCATGGGCAAAGAACTCCTCGCGGGTGATTTGATACCCAGCGTATGAGAAGTTTTCATCTGTAACGAACTCGTCCGCTTTGCCCGTTGCGGGGTCAATCCGGGTCTGTTCCTCTGGAGCGGGTTCAGCCCCCGGCATATCAAACATTGTCTGCTGATTCATCTTCCATGCTTCCTTCTTTTATCGTGGCGATGATGGCATCAATTCCTTCTTTCAATTCTGACTCACTGGTCACCGCCAGAGAGTCCTTCCGTGGGCTTGGTTTGCCAGCATCTTGGGCATTCCACTCATGTGGGGCTTCACTACTTGTTGGTAGCAGAGAGGTGCGGCTATAGTAGTCACTACCGAAGTTAGAAAGCCACTCCTCTGGCATTGCCATAACCGTTTGGGGGGTATCCGCTGGCGGTGCGTCCGCCTCATCTGGGGTTACCGCCATGACCTGGTTCCGCTGCTTTATGACCGCCTCTGCATCGTTTAGGTTGAATACCAGGAGAGCGTTCTCGCCGTTGCCCAGGCATTCGCCCTGTACATAGTACGGCCAATCGGCATTCCATCCTAAGAGTTCGTAGATGATAGGAAGGTAGACCCGCCCCACGACCTTGCGTGGATAGTGCTTCTTCCCGTTGAAGGCCAGCCAACCGATGGCGTTACGATTGCTCTTGTTCGTGGGTCGCACGATCAGCAGCTTGCGGATGGGGTCAAACAGCAATTCTACCAGGCGGCAATTATTCAGCTTTTGGAGACTGCAAACGGTAAACTTGATGTACTCCGTAGAGAGGGTAACCGCACAGGCGCGGTTGCTCTCGAAGAACTGCCCTCGAACAATCTCAAAGCCACGCAAATCCACGCTTCCGATTTCGGGGGTCACAGTCGCTTTTTCCTTTGGTTCCTCAACGGGCGCCGGGGCGATTGCTTCCACTGCATCCAAGTAATCCTCGCTGGTAAATCCCGCCCACCGAGGGTTGATGATAATGAAGCCACGCAGGGCTCCGTTGTCTATGACATGAAGGTGGGGGAGCAGACCAGCGTGACCGCGCTGACCGTAAGCGATGATTTGCTGGACGGCAATGAAGTCATCCCGC